AAGAAGAGATGACACATGCTAGACACCTCGAATGGTACATGCAGAAGCACGGACAGCTCACAGATCATACCAAGACTAAGGAAGCGGCTGAGAAAGCTTTGAACGAAGTTTGAAAGCCTGTTGATTATCGTAAACATTTTATGACCGTGCTGGAGTGTATAAGCTGGTTCATTTGAGGAATTCAAAATGCAGGAAAGTATTCTTACTTCTATCAAGAAGTTACTTGGTATTACTGCTGATTACCAGCATTTCGATACCGACATTATTATGCACATCAACTCAGTGTTTATGATCCTCATGCAGCTTGGTTTAGGCCCTGAAGATGGTTTTTCTATTTCTGACGACAGCGCTACTTGGTCGGATTTTTTAGTAAGCGCCACATGGTTGGAGGCGGTTAAGTCGTACGTATATTTGCGAGTACGTCTGCTATTCGATCCGCCTCAGAATGGAACACTCATGAACGCCATGGAGAAGCAGATTGACATGTTCGAGTGGCGCTGCCGTGAGGAACAGGAGTTTAGATCTGAATAAGCAATACGCAACATTTTCAGGTCCTTTTATAGAAGGGAGAGGGTATAAAGCGCCGATTGCGCTTCCTCTTTTTATTTTGCCAAAAATAGATAATGGTCAAAAAGAGACCCATGAACCAAAGGAATAATTCAAAATGGCACTCTCAAACACTGCTGTACCGAAATACTACGGCATGTTTCGAGATGCCGTATTAAGAGGAGAGATTCCTGTAAATGAACAAATTTCTCTCGAAATGAACAGGATCGACAAGCTGATTGATGATCCTAAAATCTTTTATGACGAATCAGTTGTCGAAGGCTGGATCTCTTTCTGTGAGAACGAGATGACCCTTACTGATGGCGGCGATGTCCACATGCTGTTTACTTTCAAGCTATGGGGTGAACAGCTTTTAGGTTGGTATTACTTTATCGAGAAAAGCGTTTATCAGCCAAACGCCGATAATACAGGAGGGCATTACGTAATAAAACGGATTAAGAAGAGACTAGTTAACATTCAGTATCTTATTGTCGGACGTGGTGCCGCTAAGTCGTTATATGACACTTTCATACATGCTTACATGCTCGTTGTAGACAGAAGTACAACCCACCAGATCACTACTTCTCCGACAATGAAGCAGTCTGAAGAAGTTCTTCAACCTTTCGCTACAGCTATCACCAGAGCGAAGGGCCCTGTATTTCAGTTCATGACACAGGGGTCTCTTCAGAATACTACCGGCAACAGAGCTAATAGGAAGCATCTCGCGTCTACAAAGAAGGGGATTGAAAACGTCTTCACAAACTCCTATCTGGAGATTCGCCCTCTTAAAATTGACAAACTTCAGGGGCTTCGAGTTAAGTGCGCTACTCTTGACGAATGGCTTTCTGGCGATTTACCAGAGAATCCGATTACAGCTATCCAGCAGGGTGGCGCAAAGGGCATGGCACCGGATTACATTATCATTGCTACAAGTTCAGAGGGCACGACTCGTAACGGTATCGGCGATACGATTAAGATGGAGCTTACCGACATTCTCACCGGTAAGTACAATAATCCGCATGTGTCTATCTGGTGGTATAAGCTGGATTCTGTTGACGAAGTTAAAGACCCGGCTCTTTGGGTTAAGGCTAATCCGAATCTTGATATGACTGTTTCATATGAAACCTATCAAGAAGAAGTTGACAAGATGGAGAAAGTTCCATCTGCCAGAAACGAGATCCTTGCAAAGAGGTTTGGCATCCCGACAGAGGGGCATACTTACTTCTTTACGTACGATGAGATTCAACTTCATCGTAAAAGAGAATTCTGGCAGATGCAATGCGCGATGGGTGCTGACCTTTCTCAGGGCGATGACTTCTGTTCTTTTACATTTCTGTTTCCAATTCAAAATGGAGCCTTCGGAGTCAAAACTCGTAACTACATAACTGAACAAACTCTTTACAAACTTCATGCCTCTATGCGTCAGCAGTATGACAAGTTCATAGATGAGGGAAGTCTTATTATCATGCCCGGAACGGTCTTGGACATGATTGATGTGTATGAGGATTTAATCAAGTTCGTTGACGATAACGAGTATGATGTCCGGTGTTTTGGATACGACCCATATAATGCCAAAGAATTTGTTGAGCGTTGGGCTAGAGAAAACCCACCTCATGGCATAGAAAAAGTCGTTCAGGGATCTCGTACAGAGTCAGTGCCTCTTGGCGAATTGAAGAAGCTTGCTGGAGAACGACTGCTTTTGTTCGATGAAGAATTGATGAAGTTTGCTATGGGGAACTGTGTTGTTCTTGAGGATACAAACGGAAACAGAAAACTTTATAAGCGTCGTCACGAAGCTAAAATCGATGCGGTCGCCGCCATGATGGACGCTTATGTTGCATATAAATTAAATATAGAGGCTTTTGAATGATGACTGACAAAGAACTTTACCATCATGGAATAAAAGGCCAGAAATGGGGTGTTAGACGGTACGCTAAAAAGATAGCCAAAGCGCAAAATCGTATAGATCGTAATAACGCGAAAAAAGCTGCTATAGACGCTAAGTATAACAAGAATCCGGCTAAAAACGCGGCAAGAGAAGCCAGGCTAGCGACGTTGAAAGAGAAGCGAAACGCTATTGAACCAAAAGTGTCACGGGTGCTTATCCTCGGAAATAAACGTGGCGGTTACTGGCCTCACGAATACGGTCTTTTGGGTAAAGCCGCCAGACTTGACAATAAGATAGCTAAGCTCAGCCGCCCAAAACTTAAACGTGATACAAAAATGAAGAATTTAGATAAGGAAAACACAAAGCTTGAACGTCGTATCGAACGATACCTGACCGATTACAACAGGGTTTCTGGGGAACGTTTTAGAAACGGACGCGATGTTGTTGAAGCTATGATGGGAGGATGATTATGTACGAAAATGAGCTATACCATCATGGTATCAAAGGCCAGCGATGGGGCGTTAGAAGATTTCAAAATAAAGACGGTACTTTAACAAAACTTGGAGCATCGAGATTAGGAATCAAGAACCGCTACGATGGACAGACTGGTAAATTACTTAATCCTGTTGATATGAGAAGAGAGGTGCACAAGCAGGTTGCTCTTGACTACGGGTTTGCTAAAAAGGGTTTAAACGAGACAAAAAACGCGGTTGATAATGTTGGCGGGTTGTTTGAAAAAATACGAAAAAACGCGAACGCTAAAAAAGCATCAAAACTAGACATATCTCAGATGAGCGATAAGGATCTTAGAGATTATGTCAATCGATACAATCTTGAAAAACAGTTTAAAAATGTTAAAGCCGAGCAATACGATTCCGGCAGGCATTCTGTTGAAGAAATACTAGAATATGCAGGAGCCGCGGTCGGTATTGGCGCTTCGATCGCTGGTATAATGTTGGCGATTCACCAATTACAGCAATAGATTATTTGGCTTTTTTCTTAGCTTCTTTTATCTGCTTTTCGAGAGCTTTTCTAGTGTCTTTCCAGCGTTGATCATCTTCGTTACTATATCCGTCACCTCTTATTGATTGCGTTTTAACGAAGGCTTCGTCGTATTTTTGGTCATCTATGTCTTTCTGAATTTCGGTGACTAATCTTTCCATCTTTCTAACATGACTAGTATGGGAACCGCCGAGAGATAGAGCTCCAGCTAATCCGACAAGTAGCATAAACGCAATCGCAAGTGTTATTGCTTTTACACTTGTTACAAAATCTTTTTGTTTAAATTCCCGTTCAGAGAGTTTGTCTTCGTTAGCAAGTTTGATACGTTCAGTTTCGTGTTCAATCTCTTTTGCACGTACACGAGCTTTGATAAGTATGCTGTTTTTTGTATCGTAATCAAGATAGCAACCACAATGTGAGCAACGAAACGCGCTTATCCCGTCTTTTATATCAACCGTAGCTCCACATTCAGGACATTTAGCAGATTCTATTTTCATGTCTATTCCTCCGATGTGTATTATGTCTACTCGATAGATTATAGCATCTTGCTAATATCAATTAAAGGAAAAATTTCAAAATGGCAGAATTTTCAATAGGTTCCAGGTTTAAACAAGCTTGGAACGCTTTTTTTAACAAAGACCCCACGCCACCATATGATTTGGGCTCTTCCTATTATAACCGACCGGATCGAATGCATTATACGAGAGGGAATGACAAATCAATTGTTACAGCCATCTTTAACCGCATTTCGCTTGACGTGGCTAGCATCGGCCTACGGCATGTGCAAGAGGATGAAAACGGAAGATACGAGAAAGACATGCCTTCCGGACTAAATACCTGCCTCACCCTTAGCGCCAACATCGATCAGACAGGCCGAGCATTTCAACAGGATGCCGTGGCTTCTATGCTTGACGAAGGTTGTGTCGCAATCTGTCCGATCGTTACAGACGATGATCCTACCAAATCGGACTCTTATGGCATTGAGAATTTGCGAGTCGGACGAATTGTGCAGTGGTATCCGGCGCATGTCAGAGTAGAAGTCTATAACGAGTTCACGGGCAAAAAAGATGAAGTCACATTCCAGAAAAGGATGGTGGCTATCGTCGAAAATCCTCTTTATGCAGTAATTAATGAGCCGAACTCGACCGCGAAAAGGTTGATGCGTAAGTTGGCGCTGCTTGACTTCATCGACGAACGAAACGGATCCGACAAGCTCAACATGCTGATCCAGCTTCCTTACGGAACAAGCAGGGAACGTCTACGAGACAGAGCTCAAAAGAACATTAACAGTATTGAAGAGCAGCTCGCAAGTTCTCGTTACGGTATAGCTTACACCGATTCTGCCGAGCATGTATTCCAGCTTAACCGTCCATTGGACAATACGCTCCTCGGTCAGATTGAATTCCTTACTGGTCTTCTTTACAGTCAGTTAGGAATTACCAAGGAGATCATGGACGGTACGGCTAATCCCGAGACGATGCTCAACTATTACACGAGGACTATCGAACCTATCTTGGCGGCTTTTGCGGATGAGATGAAACGAAAATTCTTGACACAGAATGCCCGAACTAGACATCAGTCGATTGCTTATTACAGAGATCAGTTCAGACTTGTTCCTTTGGATAAGCTTTCTGAGATGCTCGGGACGATGATAACCAACCGTGTTATGAGCCCCAACGAAGCTCGCCAGATAATAGGTATGAAGCCTGCCGACGATCCAAGTGCGGATAAACTTTTGAATCCGAACGTCGATACGGTCGAAGGGAATACTGGGGGCGAGGAAGGAACAACTAAACAAAAAGAAACAGCAAACGAAGGAGAAATTCAAAATGCCGAGAAAGCCTGACTTTTGCGGGTATGTGACTCGCAATGACGTTTTGTGCTCCGACGGAAGAATCATTAGAAAAGACGCGTTCAAAGACTGTGATGGCGTCACTGTTCCGCTTGTTTATAATCATGACCATAAAAACATGGAAGCGATTATCGGACACACGGATCTGGTAAATCGACCAGACGGCGTCTATGGCGATTGCTATCTTAATCCGGATGTTTACTACGGAAAACTTGCAAAAGCCTTGGTCGCGCATGGCGATATTACCGGACTGTCGATTTATGCCAACCAGCTTAAGCAGAAGGGTTCTGATGTTGTTCATGGAAAAATTCGTGAAGTAAGCCTAGTGCTTGCCGGAGCGAATCCCGGAGCATTTATTCTACCGCAGAGCATTTCACATAACGATGATGGAGAAGAAACGGTCGAAGAGGCCGTTATTTTTATGGGCGAAAACCTTGAACTCTATCACGCTGATGAAAAGGAGAACGAAATGGCTGAAACTAATGCCAAGAAACCCGAATCCGAGGCAAAGACCGAAGAAAAACAGGGTGACGATGATGAAACTATCAAAGATGTGTTTGAAACAATGACAGAGAAACAGAAGAAAGTTGTCTATGCTCTTGTTGGCGCAGCGATCGCTGACGAAGAGGGCGGTGACAGCAAAGATGAGGAGAAAGAAGATATGAAGCACAACGTGTTTGAACAGGACACACAGCAGGGCGATGTT